AGCATATGGACCAGGTCGTTCTTGTCGGGGACGACGACCAGTGCCTGTATTCGTTCAAGGGATCGTCGCCGGACGCGTTCCTCAATCCGCCGATACCGGAAGAGCAGAAGCGCGTACTGTCGCAGTCGTATCGAGTCCCGCGCGCCGTCCAGGAGATTGCCCAGCGCTGGATCGAACAAGTGAGCCTTCGCGAACCGAAGGAGTACAAGCCGCGTGACGTGGACGGTCGCGTGCGAGTCTTACATAACGGTTCATTCAACAATCCGGAATTACTGCTTCAAGACGCGGAGCAATACCTGATCGACGGCAAGACTGTCATGTTCTTGTCGACCTGTTCCTACATGCTGGACCCGATGAAAGCAGTTCTTCGCCGTGACGGCATCCCTTTTCACAATCCGTTCAGGCGAAGTCGCGGAGACTGGAATCCGCTGACGCCAGGACGGGGAACGTCTTCAGCGGATCGGCTCCTGTCGTTCTTGCGAATGGACGAGTCCACATGGGGGGATCAAGCGCGCGTGTGGACGTCTGTAGACGTTCAAAAGTGGTCGGAGGTTATAAAGACTCAGGGGACGATGAAAAGGGGCGCCAGGGACGTCCTGGACGGTCTGGCGGATACTCTGGATGCGGAGGGCGTCATCAATGCGCTGGCGGAGTGGATGAACGAGGACGCGCTCATGTCGGCGATGACGATGGACCTGGACTGGTTCGAGCGCAATTTACTGGCGGCGAAGGCGAAGGGGTTCGAGTTCCCACTGAAAATTGCCCGCGATCGCGGCGGCGCGGCACTACGAGCGAAACCGCTGGTGATGCTCGGAACGATCCACAGCGTCAAAGGCGGCGAAGCTGATGTGGTGTACCTGATGCCTGACCTGTCTGTCGCAGGAATGCGCGAATGGTCGGGAGCCGCCGAACAGAAGGACGCAGTCGTCCGGCAGATGTACGTTGGCCTGACGCGGTGCAAAGAAGAACTGGTTATCTGCCAGCCAGGGAGTCCTTATTACGTCAATATGGCGGGGTGGGTGAAGAAGTGATAGAAACCATTGCTAGTTTAGAGTTAAACAGAGTCTATCAGATGGATTGCCTAGAAGGTATGAAGTTGATGCCGGACAATTCGGTGGACAGCGTAGTCACAGACCCGCCATACGGCCTTTCATTCATGGCAAAGGGTTGGGACACGTTCAACGGTAACAAGGAATACGCCGCATGGTGTGAACGGTGGGCGAAAGAGTGTTTGCGGGTGCTGAAGCCAGGCGGGTATCTACTGGCGTTCAGTGGTACACGTACCTATCACGCGCTTGCATGGGGCGTTGAATCAGCGGGGTTCGAGATTCGCGATATGCTTGAATGGCTTTATCTGTCGGGGTTTCCAAAATCTATGGACGTTGGGAAGCAATTCGACAAGCAAGCGGGGGCGGAGCGTGAAGTGATCGGATATGCGGATCGTAAAGCGTCTCTCGGCAGTGGCGGAAGATATGGAACATCGAATTTTGGTGAGGTCCCAACAATCACCGCACCCGCCACGCCACTCGCGCAACAATGGGACGGATGGGGCACAGCGCTCAAACCCGCGCATGAGCCTATTGTCATGGCACGCAAGCCGTTCACAGGTACGGTATGCGCGAACGTGGAGCAGTACGGTACAGGCGCGATTAACGTGGATGGGTGTCGGATTGGGGATGACGAAATCACAACGCAAGGCGGAGACAAGTTTAGGGGAGACGGTATTTACAACAAATATGCGTCATGTACGGAGTCAACGCATACAGGCCGTTTCCCCGCCAACTGTATCGCCACGGACGACGGCGCGTGGTATAGCAAGTATTTTAACGTCACGCCGCAAGAGATCAGCAAGAAAGCGAGTAAGAAGGATCGCGGCGAGGGCAATAATCATCCAACTGTTAAGCCGCTCGATCTCATGGCGTGGCTAGTAACACTGGTGACACCGCCCAACGGTATCGTCCTAGACCCATTCGCTGGGAGTGGTAGTACGTTGGTGGCGGCAAAACGGTTAGGGATCGACTATATCGGCATCGAGTTGGCAGAGGAATATATCGAAATTGCGAATCGGCGCATTGAATAGGGGTGGGTGAAGAAGTGATAGAGGCAGGACGGGGAATGAGATTCCTAGACATATTCGCCGGAATTGGCAGTATGCGACGCGGCTTAGAGAACGCGAGCCACCGTTGCGTCGGATATATCGAATGGGACAAGTACGCGCGAAAATCATATGAAGCCATATTCGATACGGCAGGAGAGTGGACAGCGCATGACGTCACAACAATTGATGCTCGATCTATCCCTGGAGCAGACATCTGGACATTCGGATTCCCATGCCAAGACCTGTCAGTCGCAGGACGACAAGCGGGATTCAGTGGGCAACGAAGCAGTTTATTCTTCACCGTCATTGACCTCATTCGAAACACGGAAGAACGAAATCGACCCGAATGGCTTATCGCTGAAAATGTTATGGGACTCTTTTCTAGCAACAGAGGATACGACTTCCTCGCTGCCCAAATTGCGTTGGATGAAATCGGGTATGACGTCGAGTGGGAAGTGTTCAATGCGACCCAGTTCGGAATTCCACAAAACCGGCAACGCGTGTTCATTGTCGGACATTCTCGAAGCAGAGGTGGACGAAAAGTATTTCCTCTCGGAGAAGATGCAGTCGAAACTACTGGGAAACCTGGAAACGTATGTGGCCAAAACGAAGTCATCGGATTCGAAACAGCTTTCGGAAACAGTAATGGTTCACCTGTCTTCACAGATGTAATGCGTTGTCTCGATGGCACACAGTCGAAAGGTGTATTAGTCAGTCACAACCGTAAAGATGGCGTAGGCGGCGAATTGGATGCGGCGCACACGTTATCAGCATCAGATTGGCGTGGGTTGAATCGAAATCAGACGCAGAATGACGTTGTAATCAACATGGACGCTAGGGGCGATATTAGTCAGTCAAACACTGTCGCAACGCTTCGAGCGAATTCACACGGTAATCACCCGATGATTCCTGTTGTCCGTAACCACGGTGAATGGTCCGAACGCGAGACAGCACAGTGCCTAGACGCTAACTACTGGAAGGGTATCGACAATCACGGCGACCGAACTGCCGTGGCAATTCAGAAAGTTGGTCATCTTGCGTCGGATAGCGGCCAAACTGGTTCGGTCTACTCCGTTGACGGAATATCGCCAACCGTTCTAAATCAACACGGGAACGCCGTCACTAAAATATCCGCAGAAACCCGTATCCGCAAACTGACACCGCTCGAATGCTGGCGACTGATGGGGCGCACTGACGCGGACTTCCACGCGGCGCGTGATGCTGGCGTCAGCGACACACAACTCTACAAACAAGCGGGCAACAGTCTCATACCGCAGATAGCGGAAGCAATCGGCAGGGCGATCCTTTGAAGACGGGGGTGTGACACATGAGAGACGTCGAAGTATTGTTCGTTGGCGGCGGGGCGCTGGTCATGACGGTGGAAGAAAGGCAAATCACTAGATTAGCCCGCGAATGGACCCGCGCGAAATGCAAGGAATATGGGTGCTTCAGGATTCTGCCTGTCGACTATGCGGACGGGGCACGGGCGTTCTTTGACCTACTGGAAATTCAGGCAATAGACGTGCTTGGAGAGAATGAAAAGATCGTCGAAGGGTTCGGGGGTGACACATGAGCCAGCGCTACATATCAAAGGCCGAACGCGAGAACGTGATCCTGATTGACACGCTACTGGGCGCGGTGCGGGAATTGATGATTCCGCATGTGGATGTGATGGGCAAAGACATTTCACGGCGGCTAAAGACGGGCTGGACGCACATGCGAACTGGGATGCGTATGTACATCGCCACACTGTCGAATGACGACAAGGTGAAGATTTTTAACCTGGACAAACAGAGCCGCGTTCGGCTCCATTCGAAGACGACGGTGTTGCCGGATGACGAAGACGAACGGGCCGACGTGATTCACGGCCTGGCAGAGTACGCGATCGGCAAGGAATGCCGTGGGTGCGTGAAAGACGGGGAAACGTGCCCACTCCGCGCGCTACTGGTCGCGGCAGACGTTCCCTATGTAACGACGGATCCCGTGAATTGCACCTATGAGATGGAGGGATGAGACGATGACAGAGTCACACTACGAATGGCAGAAGGAACAGCAGAAAAAGATTGAGACGATCGGCGTCCAGCACGACCCAGTAGAACGGCCCGATCACTACACATTCGGCGGGATTGAAACGATCGACTATCTACGTGCGAAGCTGACGCCGGAGGAGTTCGCGGGATTCTGTCGCGGCAACGTACTCAAATACGTGAGCCGCGCCACGCACAAGAACGGTGCGGAAGACCTGAAGAAAGCGCGCTGGTATTTGGATCGGCTGATCGGATCGTTCATGACGGGAGGTGATGACTGATGGCCACGCGGGACAAGCCTACGCGCAGATCGACAGGGCAGAAGAA